TTTAAACGTTCTATGATTTGAAAGTATCCCATGGTGCCGAGTGCCACGATAATTATCAACGAGGCTACCGTCTTCATTGGCATCTGCACAGCGGCAGATTCAGATATTGTTAAAGGTTTCTTACTCATGTTTTGGTTTTGGTAGAGGGACTATATATTCTTTTGGGTCAACTTGCAACGGCTGTAATGGCCGTACAAAAACCGCCAGTAAACATAACAAAATTATAAGTATTGCTGTGAACCTGTAGTCCATAACAACCCCCAATCATTATTGCTTCTT